TAATTGGAAACAGAACGGAGATAAGGAATCCTTGGGACAACTTGTCAAACAACTCCATCCAGTTATATACTCTCAAGTAGAGCGTGTGTCTGGAACCCTTCCTAAATCAGCCCTTTCTGCTGAAGCTAAGAAATGGACTGTTAAAGCCTTAGAGTCATACGATCCTACTCGTGGTGTAGCAGTATCTACTCATGTAATGAACTACTTACCTAAGATTCGTCGTCTCAATTACAAGTTTCAAAACTCAGCTAGATTACCGGAGAACCTACAGCTAGAGTATACCAACTTTACTACCGGCGTTTCTCACCTAGAAGAGACTTTAGGCAGAGAGCCGAATGATGAAGAAATTGCTGAGCATCTTGGATGGAGCAAACCACTAGTAACTAAGTTCAAAGGATCTTTATATAGTGATTTAGTAGAATCAGCTTCTCAGCGACCATCTGAAGTTACTCAGTTTAACTCTAATAGATTCTTAATGGATCACATCATGTCGCAGCTAGATGCTCAAGAGAAGTTTATACTTCTTGAATCTAATGATATGCCGGCTCAACAAGCAGCTAATAAGCTAGGGGTTAGTTTATCTAGATGGAACTACCTAAAATCCAAACTCAAAGATAAGTTACTAGCTATTAAGACTGAAGTGAAGATGTACTAAAATGACTATAGCTGCTAGCATAACAAAAGAGTTAAATGACTTCTCTAAAGCTATAAAGGATTATTTCACCGGGGTAAAGACCTTTGTTACTAGTGGAGGATCGTCCCCGTCTTATGCGGATTTCTTCCCAGCTTTAAACAATGATACATTACAATCTACTGCCTTAAAAGGGGTTACTTCAGGGTTTACTTCTTCATATGGGGTGATACCACAATCAGCATTTGAAATAGAAGCTTATAAAAGAGAAGCCCGCATGATTTCACTAACCTTCTCAGATTACCATGACCAATACTCCTCAGATATACCTAAGATTATATCCTTTCATAATGGGGAAAGTACTAGGTTATTAAATATAATGACTGGCAAAACACCTTCACAAAATCAATCAATACGATAAATGGCCGATATATTTGAAGTCTCAAGAATAGGTACTCCAACGAACCTGGAAACAGGGGCTACCTACGATATGTTATTTGTTCATACACCTGCTTTTCCAGTAGGGCAGATAGAATTTCGTCTGGAACTATACCCTAGAAAAATAACAGGAATACAGAAAGTTGCTCAGACTTTACTTAAAATATGGTTAACTACTAAAGGCAGTGATTTACTCAGACCTAATCATGGTACTGAACTAAATAATATAATCCAGGGTGGAAATACTTGGGCTGGGGACGAAGAAACTAATAATATTATTAGGGATACTTTGACGGATGCAGAGTCCCAAACAAAAGCTATCTTAAATAATCTATCCTCAGATCCAGCTTCCAAGCTAAGTAGTGTACAATTTCAAGGAATAGATAGCCAAGGTAGGGGGAACGGTTTATCTATTTACGCTCAGGTAGTGACAATGGCTGGAGAGTATGGTAGCATAAGCCTACCCTTCCCAGAACTAGATTTAATAAAAGCTAACTTATAGAGATTATGGCAACTAACATAGATTTACTAACCTTACTTCCAGGTGTTGAACCCGATGCTAATGAAGTTAAAGAAGCGGAGTTGTTGGCTTATAACATACTATCTACAAAATTTCCTAATTTAGACTTAAGAGAGGGTACTGCCTTACGGGATTTAGTGATACGCCCTAACGCTACACTTTTGGCTATGATCAATAAGGCACTAGTGTTCTATTTCTCACAGAATTCTATCTCCGATGTTACAGATGATACTGTTCCAGAGTTTGTTGATAAGATGATGTCTAACTGGTTCTTAACTAGAAAGACTGGAGAAAAGGCTGTTGTAAATGCCCGTCTATTCTTTGCTAAATCTAAGTCTATAACGCTATCTCCAGATACCTTTTTCTCTACAGATAATACGATAAAGTATCTCCCTCTCATAGCAACCTCTTACACAACAGATCTACTAACCCTAGACGTAAGCACTGGTTTGTATTACATCGACATAGATTTAATAGCGGAAGTCCCTGGAGCAGATCATAATATTAACTCAGGATCTCTAGTATATTTCTCTACGTTTGACCCATATTTCATTAGCGCAAGTATTAGATACTTGAGTATAAGTGCTAGCGATCCTGAAACCAACACTCAGTTCATAGCCAGAGCTAAGAATGCTATTTCAACTAGAAACCTTATTAATGGGCCGTCTATCTCCTCTAACATCTCTCAGAACTTTACTGCGGTAACGGATGTATACACTTCTGGATATGGAAGTATTGAGATGATACGTGACCAGATCCAAGTTAAAGTGGATGGGATTACTGATCCTGTTTGGCTACACTATGGTGGATGTGTAGACGTATTTTGTAGAACTCCGTTGGAAGTACAAATTGTACAACTGGTTACTGATGCAAATGGAATAGCTACTTATCAAGGGGCATTCTATAAAGCTACTCAGTCTAGTCTTTCTGGTGGAGGTCTACCTGATGATATCCCTTACTCAACTGCGTATATCCAAACTAATCCTAATGAAGAGATTGTTTCAATTACTCAGATAAACACTTCTACAGGTGGCTCGTATAACCCCCTCTCTCCCACTATGACTTTAACTGTAGCCAATCACGGCCTTAACGTTGGAGAGATGGTGGGCATACTTTTAACTAGCACTGGGTATACCTCTCCTAGTGTACAGGCATTGAAAGTAGTAAGTGTTACTGATGCTAATACAGTAGTGACAAGTGTGCCTACTACATGGATAGGTGGAGCTATAATGAATAACACAACATTATTCACGGCTATGGGCTTTACTGATTCTGTAGCCAATCTTCATAGAGTAGATCGTAAAAATGATGTAGGATTTTCCCCTAACCAAGTAGTTGCTTTTGATTTCGGCTTAGGCAATACTTTCAAAACGGTTAGCTTTGCTTTCTATACTTTTAGTAGCATTAACGGAATTAACTCTTACCTAACAGACCCAGCTAACAAAGTAGCTGCTGGAGATTATTTAGCCCGTGGCTTGAATCTCACTAAATTAACAGTAGACATTGCTGGATATGTGTCCTTGCCAGACTCGGCAGTGGCTGCTACAGTAGTTACGGATTACTTAAAGAATCTATCTCCAGGATCCACTTTCATTATGGCCGACTTACTATCAGTGCTGTATGCTGCCGGCATTAAAACTATAAAAACACCAATAACCATTACATATGATAAATATAATAGGCATGGTTTTAATCCTGAATCTGGTGTTATAACTGATACACACGTCCCTGGTGATGCAACACATGTATTTGAACTAGAAGCACTTACTACTAGCGTTGCTATTATATAATGTCTAGAAATATATCAAGCTTCGATCCCTTAGCCGGCGTAGATATTGGGGGAGATAACAAATCTCTTACCTATTTATACGGATTGTCTGATTTCTGGGCATACATGTTTGAAGATGTCATCGTAGTTAATACCTTGTTAGAGGCCAACGCTACCACAGCCTCTGATATTTACACTAAGTTTCTCCAGCTTTCTTCAGGCATAGCAGTAGCAGACATCTTGCTTGGTGGATCCGCTCAGTTAAAGCTGGTTACCATTACGAGTGCGGACTTAGTACAAAGTACCCTATCTACCTATAATCTCTCTGGAAAATACGCCTCAGCTAGGCATATTGCTAATCGCCCTTTCCTACCTACTCTGACTTTAGAAGAGGATTCAGATTATAGAATAAGCTCTAATAATGGCACATTGATTCTTGCTAAGCCTATACAATATTACAATTTCCCTGTTAGAGAACTGCCAGACGGAACCCTGGAATATTCTCTATGGTTAGTAGATACTGTATTTGACGAAGAGCTTATCTATTCTCAGTATCCTACTCTATTAGGGTTAGTAGCTCCGGCTAACACTTCGGATAATTACCGTAACTTCTTATATGGATTATTCTCTGTATATACTCAAGGACCTACCATATCCTTATTGAGAAAAGGGCTTAACCTCTCTATTGGTATTCCGTTAGCTAGAGATAATGAAACCATACTCTCAGTGCAGCCATTCCCTAATTCTGCTAACTACATGGTTATTACTGACAGGAACAGCTATGTAGTTCCATATGGACTTATCCCTACTAAATCAGTAGATGAAACTCTTAGTATTGGAGAGGAGTTAGCAACTTGGGTAGAAATAGAAGATTACACAACAGATGGAGAGTGGTGGTTAAACCTGTCCATCCCTACCTCACTAATACCCCACATACCCGCCGGCCAAACCTCTTTTGCATCTGCTGGCAGTTTTGCTGATACGATGATGGCTAATTACCTTAAACAGAACTCATTCCTGGTTAGGGTTATTACTACTTCATTTAAAAACATACAGAGTTTCTTAGACATTAGCTCTTTAATAGAGGAAGTTAAACCTGCATACACTATTCCTGTCTACGTATGGACAGTGCCTATTGACGTAGAAGAGATACACTTAGCCGATTCCCTAGTTGGCCCAAACACTATGTTTATGGAAGATGAGCACATAATGGGGGGAATAGATCGTCTAAAAAGGAATTCTAATAATCCTTTGCTTCGCGGTCATATAAACTTCACAAGATACTCTCTATCAGAAAGCTATAATGATCTCTATGGTTTATCTTCAGAATTAAACGGAATTACTGGCACATATAATCGTGGGGTTATCTCAGGGTATATACATCCTACTGCTCGTATTACCACCCCTTACTTGGCACTACAAAGTCCAGGCAATCATATTAATAATGCTGCCATCAACTCAGGGGTTTATCTCCAAGGTTCTCCGGTAGATACTACCGACGGTGGATTCAATAGTGCAGCTATGAGAATGACTGCTACTCGTGGACAGAACTACTTCCTATATCCACGCAGCCACATGAATATGTTCCGTAATCATAACTTCTTAGGTGATGTTTCCGGCAAACCTGCTTATCCATTAAAAGATAGGTTCGGAGGGAAGAGAGTTGTCCTGTTATATGTAGCCAAAGAATCAGAAATAAACGAAAAGTTAGTTACTGTAGGAAAACCTATTCTATCTACTACTGATTACATACAAGATGTAGCAATGAGTAAAGATTCCTTACTAGCCAACTTTACTACTCTGTTTACCAGAGATCACCCTACTTCATCTCTAGGGTTCTTTGGAACCAAGGATTCGTATCGTTCATTTTTACCTGAGCAAAGCGCAATCTTTGAAGGGGACGGTTTATCTTTTGTAAGAATAGTAAAAGACGTTGACAGCCTTATTGGGGTATGGTGGACGACTACTAACTACCTTTACAAGACTCAATATTTCTGGGATAATAAAACAAATGATCCTCTGCAAATAACCATAGAAGGTGAGAGAACTCGTGGATCAGCTTTTATGGGTGGGCCATCATACTTTACAAGAGGATCAGCAGTATCATTAACCTATAATAGTATATCAGCGGGATTTGATGGAGTACCAAACACTTACGCGCTTAATACTTCAGTGCTATACCCGAATAATATGTCAAATGTAGATATTACTTACGCAGACAACCTTAACGCAACCAGACCTTTTACTAGGAATGGCGGCTCTTACTTATCTAGAAGGATTTTGAAATGAAATTAGCAGACAAATTTAGTATTAGGGGCGACCTAGGCATCTACCTGGACTATGGCAACGGAAAAGAGAAATTCTTTGAAGAACAGAACCTTATTGTAAACGCAGCTAAGTTAATCCTCCTTAAAAGTGTGTATCTAAGTAGTTCAACTGATTATATCTCCTCTTTGAGAGTTGGCACCGGCGGCACTGTAGACGTTCTTGGTGTAGTTCCTAAAATGGAAGAACCTACACAAACTGGATTAATCACAGTTATACCTGGAGTATCCTCTTCGGTAAACGGCCAAGATATTCCTGGAGTTGCTACCCTTGTTACTCCCTCTCCTAATGAAGCTGACTTATCAGTAACCTTCCTGGCATCCATTGATAACTCTAAAGCTAACGGATATGTCATAAGTGAAGTAGGTTTGTTTACTACTGGTGGATCAATGTTTAACGTAAAGAATCACCCTGGAATTACTAAGTCATCTTCCTTTGCAGTTCACTATGAATGGACTATTAGAATACTATGAGTACACCTATTTCGTTTAGTACAGAGATGTTATCTGACCATTACTTGGTCACTGCTACTGTTGGTGAGGGCCCTACCTTACCAAAGGACGTTTTTATCTTTACTAACACTGGCACAACAGATATAGGTGAGTATTATGGCGTTTGCTCAGTAGAAGAACTAAGTAGACTAAATGTTTATTCAGGGGTAGTAGTTCCAGTATTTGGTAATAAGTATTTAAGGTATAGAGAAGTTAAAATAGTAGTACCTTTACAGGATGATCCAGCTACGGTAGTTCTTCTACTAACCAAGAATCTCCAAACACTATCGAACGCCCTTAAGACAAAACTTAATACATCTCAGGTTGTTAACATTTTATGAGTACAATATCCCTCTCACCTATTAGATATTACGATGAAAATGATGTCTATCATTACACTGTAGATAACCGCCCGTTAGAGGATTTAAGAAATAACATTGAATCAATTGTAACTGTAGTAGATAACTTGGACTCTGGCAATGTAAGTGTTATAGGGGACTGGACAGGTATATCCTACACCAAAAACGTGTTCTCCATGAGAGGTAAACCTTTTGCGTATGTACTAAAACTCTTTGCTATACAAGATAGCTCGGTGTTAACCCAACAAGAAACTACTTACAAATCTCAGTTAATTATTGGCTCAGTTTCAGACCTAGGGGTAGTAAGCATACACTCTACTAATATTCTTTCCACCAACTACTTTGGTGCTACACCACTAGTTACAAACTTCTCTACAACCACTGATAATATAGTTCTGACTTTCTCTGGGTATTCCGGGGCCAACGGCATTGCACATATAGGATTTGATAATTATGTCTTCTAAAAAAGTAGTAAAGGAAGATACTCCTGAGTTGGAAGTATTACTTACCTCAGACGTAACCCTGGATGAAGATAGGGGATTTTCTCGGCCAGAAACAGTAAGGATATTTGGGAGAAATTATAGATTCACATACCCTACCTTAGAAGGAGGTATGTCATCTCTAGGATTAACTCACTACGAAGAAGCCTTGATTAATATCAGAGAAGGGCAACTTCCACTAGAAGAAGCTGATACTGTCCTGCATGAACTACTTCATGTAATTGACCATACAGCTGAATTAGAATTAACTGAAAAGCAAGTAACTGTATTAGCCCATGGGATCATGGGTATGTTTCAAGATAACCCTGAACTGGCGGAGTATATAACCGCTCAAAGGGAAGATTAAAAATGCAAATGAGGGTAGGCCTTATTTGTAGGGTAGTGTCTATGATGCTACCCACCAATTTAAAATAATGTTAGACTAGAAAGTATAGGTGTACATAAATGTCATTAAAAAGTTTAATAACCGCAGTTAGATATTATACGGAATTCGACCCGTATTTTTATACTATCGATAATAGACCTATCGAAGACTTAGCTCTGCGTGATGATAACATAGCTGACGAATTAGATAAACGTGTTCAAGTAGTTGACATTACTGGGCACATAACAACTCCAATAGAAACTTATCTGCCGACTGGCTGGACTCTTACACGAAATGGAGTAGGTGATTATACTATTACCCATGCTAAGAATTCTACCTCTTACATAGTAACTGGAGTAGTAGTTAATTCTGCTGCCCACATTCTTTTTGTAACAAGTATTGCTCCAGATTCTTTTAGCATAAAAACAGTAACTTTAGCTGGCGCTGCCGCTGATGTTAAATTCAACTGCCTGGTATCTCAATATTAATTATGGCCTCTACTCTAACATTATTTGATGCGTTTAAGTTATACATTACAGATGGTACTCTGGATTTAAATTCTAATACCTTTAAGTGTACTTTACATACTAGCGCGTATACCCCTAACGCTTCTTCTCAAACTCAGATGTCTCATATCAACGCTGAGGTTGCTAACGCTAACGGATATACTACTGGCGGCAAGACTCTTACTACTATTGGGTTAGTTAACACGGCAGGCACAGTTAAGTGGTCAGCTGATAACTTGGTTTGGTCTGCAACTGGCGGAAGTATTGTAGCTCGCTATGCAGTCATATCTGCTACTAATACGGCTAACGGGGTTACTGCTCCTTTGGTTGGATACATTACTCTCAATGATAATGGTGGAAGTCCGTTAGACGTTACCGTTACTGATGGGAATACTCTGACGTTACAGTGGAACGTATCTGGTATTATTACCCTTAGTTAAACACAATGGAACTTGCCACATTTAACCCCTATATCCCGTTCTTAACCATTATACTTTTAATGGTTATAATTCTTTTAAGAGCACATCTGTCTTCAAAACAGAAGTTTAATTTCTACGATGTAATAACAGATTCTAGTACTAGGAAAGCCTCCTTAGAGAAGATCCTTGTATTGACGGGTGGAGTGTCAATAACCTGGTGGTTCATGGATCTATCATCTTTACATAAAGCTACTTGGGAAGATGCAATAGCTTTTGGAGGATTGCTTGGATTGTCTAAAGTAGCTGACAAGCTAATCAACTCTAAATACTCTGGATCTAAAATAACTGATGAAGATTCTAAAGATAAAGAGTAAACGTAAGTGGTGGATTAAATGGCTAAGCTTGGAATAGTTCTAGGAAATAACTGGATGTCCAGCCTTACTAAGATATTTACTAAGTCTAGAGCATATCATACCTTCTGGCAAACAGAGGATTATATCTACGATATGTGGCTACTTCGTCGTAGACAGCCTAAGGGCACGTATGATGGCAAAGAAGTAATCTGGCACGATTTCCCTGATGTAACACAAAACTATTTAGAGTTTATGCTTACCTATGATACTCAGGAGTACGGCTTCAAAGACTACCTGTTGTTTTCTACGAGATGGTTCTTTCACCTTATTGGAAGACCTACTCCAAATGCAGACGGACAGATATGTTCTGAAATGTGTAACAATGATTTAATAAGGTGTGGTTATGCTACTCCTTGGTGGAATAAAGAAGAGGTGCCTAGTCCAGGGGATTTTGAACGTTGGATTAGTGAAGATAATACTAAATATAAACAAAGGGAACAATCATGGCATTAGTAGCAACAGATTGGGCGATCAATACTAACAAGACAATTCGATATATTGGAGCAGTTCATGGTACGGCTGGTGCTGGATATGTGACAGTTCTGGAAATGCACCGTTGGTTGCAAGATAAAGCCGATGATGCTGCATCAACACTTGACGATTACATGGACATCACACGCGATACTCCATCGGACAAGTCTTTCGATACCATCATTAACTTGATTAATGGTTATACTCTTGATGAAGCATACACATCGAAAGCGTCTGAATATATTTACGGCGGTTCGATTATTCAAGGTGGTGGTACAGATATTTGGGACGGGATAGCGGTTGTTGCGAATCCAGGATGTTATGTTGACGTAATTCAGAATGGTGCTCGTGTTACTACTGACTTCTGGAACTCAACTCCAAGTGGCGCTTCATACCGTGGTTTGAATCCAGATTCCACCACAGGTAAATCAACTCAGTTCATGCTTAAAGTAAGAACTGCCGGCGCCGACATAGATAGCAAACGTGTATTATTCCAAACTCGTGAATGGGGTAAAACTTATTCTGAGTTCAAGATTCCAGGTACAGGTCGTGGTGTAAACGTTGTTCCATTAACTTATTCAGCCGACTTGAACAACACAACCGCTTCTGGTACTGTTGCAGCTTGGACTACAATCACAAACGTTACAGCTGGTTATGTCCAGATTGACATGGATAATAACGGCACTCCAGAATCATATTACTCTCAGTGGAATCGTGATACTTATACTATCAAACAGTTCTATGAGCGTATGAAGTATTTAACCGGACGTACTAATGTAACAACAATCTATGGTGTTCCTGGTGAATTGTTCCGTGGCATTACACACTCAGTTACTTACACTACTCAAGCAGGTGGCAACTTTACTCAAGGAGGTGCAAGCTTAACTTGGGGTACTGGCACCACTGCTGGTACTGGTGCAATTCTTGCTGACATCGATGGTGGAACAACCGGCACACTTTACATCCAGTTGCTAACTGGTGTTGCTCCAACAGGAACAATTACCCAAGGCGGTGTAACAGCAACAACTGGTACAGTGATAGAAACAACCGTATCAACTCCCTTCTGCGGACAGTCAACTGGTTCTGCGATTGTTGCAGCATATGGCTTCGCAATGGAATACACAGACGTAACAAAAGATGACTTGTTTACAGCGTTCGATGGTATTGCTCGTAACCCACCAAATAATGTATCATTCACAGTGTCTAACTTGTTATCAGGCTACTCTGTACTAGTTGCCCCGTCTACTGGATCAGCTATTCAATTTAACCAGTTTACATTGAATGGCGCTCTAACTGGTGCAGCCGTTACTTCTGTGGTGGTTAATGAGGCGATTCCTGCAGATACCCCCTCTTCTGGTACCATCCGTATTCTGCGTTTGAATGGGCAGTATACTCGTCATCCATACTCAGCGGTCAATACTAGTACTAAAACGTTTACGATTACATCGGCAGACTTTAGCGGGGTTTCGACATCTTCTACATCTAACGCCGCTAACGGGGCGAATACTTTCATAAGCTACATTGACGGTACTGCAAGTGGAGCGACAATGGGTTATAATTGTGTGTATTCAGGAACACCTAGAACTTTAGCAGTTCGTGCTCGCTTTGGTGGAACAGGTCCTAGTTATTCTGACTCTATTAAGACATTCCAAACATTCTCTGCTTCACTTGGCTCGTCGGGTGGATCACAAGGCATCGTTCAGACTAGTGATGCCTGACCTTTAAGGATAATATACATTAGCAATAAAACAGCATACTTTAACTGGTATGCTGTATTTAGGTAAAACTTACTGTAACCCTGAGAAGTATAAAGGGTCTGGTGTATATTGGTCTAGTCACATACGCAAGCATGGGGTGGATAAAGTAATTAACCTATGGTATTATTTATTCTATTAAGATAATGGGATGAGTGTAAGGCAAACGGGATCCAGTAATTCAATGGCAAGGATATAATAAGTTCCCTTACCTAAAACAACATTTTCCTATCATGATCTTGGATTTTATGTTACACTAAAATCAGAAGTTATACTCTAAAATAAGGGAGCTTCGGCTCCCTTTTAAATGGCAGGTTAATATCTATAACTATGTTTTACACAATCCATAATACATCTAGTGGTAATCTCTTGGATATAACCACATCTCTACCAGACGCCCAACTTCCTGAGTTTACAGTAAAAGGATGGGATCAAGAAATTCCTGATCTATATTACTATCAGTGGAATCCTACGACAACGTCATTCGAATCAAAAGCTAATGTCGAGCGCATCATGACAGTACACCAATTTCTAAACAGATTCACTGCCCCTGAGCGTATTGCCATTAAAGAAGTTGCTAAAACAAATCCTGCATTGGAAGACTTTATGGATATGTTGAACTTGGCGTCATTCGTTAATCCCGATGCAGCCGAAGTTTATGGTGGTTTATATTATTTGTCTGTTCTCGGTTTAATTGATCAGAATAGAATTATGGAGATTATTGCTTAATGGCAGCCATAACAGTAGACGCCTCTAGCTCGTTCGACTTACACCAGCAGACTGCCACTTCATCTGCTGCATTAGACTCAACTACCATTAACAATGGCAAATTTAGGGTGGATGTTGACACTAAGGTTTGTTCTTGTCACTCAGTTTACGCAGGAGCTTTAGATTCTTATACGATTGCCTCTACTGCGGTCGCCGGCGAATTACAACTTGATGGTACTGACGTTTGGATTATTCCGTATAATGCAGGTTCTGGTACACCTCCAACACATGCTACGGTTGCACTATCTCCAACTGCGGCATCTTGGGCAAGTGGTGTTGCGACAATCACAGTCACACATACCTACGCAGTTGGTGATCTTGTCGGGGTTGGCTCAATTAAAGGATCTGAGTTAGTAAATGGTTATTGTGGCACATTTGAAATCACTGCTGTCAATTCAACAGTTTCATTCTCATATGCTCTTGCAGCAGATCCAGGAACTGCAACTATTACTAACGGAAAAGTTGTTAAATATTGGGGGTGTTTTCAAACTCAAACAAGAACCGTATCAACTGCGTCTTGGGCTTCTAACGTAGTGACATTTGTAACAACTGCCGCTGAGACATTCAAGGTTGGTAATACAGTAGTTGTTACAGGAGCATCTCCTGCTGGATACAATGGAACATTTGTAATCACTGGGATTAATTCGACTACATCATTCAATGCTTCATTGCTATCGGATCCTGGAGCATGGACATCAGGCGGCACAATTACTAAAACTGTCAAATCTGCATTCTTAGGGGCTTGGACATCATTCACAGCATTACCTGTTACTAGCTTGGCAACTCAGCCTACAGGTTGGATGAAAGTTAAAAATTTAACCAACGGTCCATTTGAAGCACAAGTAGCTTTAACTATCCAAGGTGGTACTACTCCAGTTGCTACTGCAATTGACCGTGAACAAGCTGGCTGGATTGAAGTAGTTGGTGCTGAACTAAGCACAACCCCTGCAACATTTACAATCCCTCGTCTTGGTAAATTCACTGTTACCGGACAATGGTTCTACCCAAAGTCAGCAGTTCACTCAAACATATCTACTGCGACTTGGGCTGCTGGTGTTGTTACGATCACAACTGCTGCTGCTCACGGTCTAACTCCCGGATGTTACATTAATATTACTGGTGCGATTACATCAGGTGCTAGTTTAAGCGGCGAGTACAATTGTATTACTGCATCTGGATCCTCTATTACGGTGGCATCAGCAACAGACATTGGAACATATACTGCATCATCAGGTTGGTTCTGGGGTGAAATCTGCACATCAGGCGTGGCTCAACAATTAGTTCAGCTTCCAGCTTCAACATCAGGTGCTACTACTGTTGGTATTCAGCCGTATGCTGGAGTGTGGGTAGAGACTGCTCAAGGATCTAAAACTTACGAATGGTATTACAACGTTGGTAACACAACTGCCGCTGCTAGTACATTCTTAACAAATGCTCAATTAGTAAACGCAACTGATCAGTCCTTAGGTAAAGTTGTTCATAACTTATCTGCTAACGGTCAAATTAGATTTGGTGGTGATGGTACTAACGCTTGGGGCTGGTTGCCTCCTGCTGGATGTCGTATTAGATTTGGTAATGTAATCTCATCTGACGCAGTAAAAGCAGGTGGAACTACTAGTGGTACAATTCTAAATACAGTCCCAGCGGCTCTACAAACCTCTAGGCCTAAGTTTGTTACAACATCAGCGGGCGTTATTTCCATTGACAAGTGGATGACACCTTGGTACACAATCTTTGCTCAGCCGTTCTCTGTTGCCATGACGAACGTAGGTAAGTGCGATGCTATTAACGTATCGGAGATTGCTCAGCCGATTGCGTGGGATAATGTATACGCTGGTGGTGCTACTACTTTAGTCGGAGATGCTACTTGCTTGCAAGCGTTAAGTCTTGCCACATGTTGGGCGGGTGGAACTATAACCAATTCTCAATTTGAAAATCAACATAATGGTGTATCAGGTTATTATGGACTGTTGATGTCCGACGCTAAAGGATTTAATTTTACCAATGTCAAAATCGGTGCTAGATTCGGTACTACTCTAGGTGGCAACATTGCACGAAGTTCATCTTCAGGCTCAATGTCACTAACTCGTGTTGCTAACGTCAACTTTACAAATTGTACTTTGACTCAAGGTCAAGCTGCCGTTGCAACTTCATTCTATATCAATTTTACTAATATTCACTACGCCGATAATCCAACATTAGCAACAACTTCAACTACTCCGATGAGTATTTTTGTACCGTCGGCGGGCTCATCCAATATTACTGTTAATGGTGTTGACTTCTGCAACGTACTTAACCGGCAGCCTTACACTGGAATATTCTCACCGCTAACTGGTGCTAATAACTTAAAGGTTCGTAACATTGGAACTAAGTTAGCTCCGATATCAGCTGGCTCTGCTAATGCGATGGGAGTTCTTTGGACAGGTGCATCGAGTGGAGGTTGCTTCAACGTCGAGTTTAAGAAAATTTATACCACTCTTGCTAGAACGGGTTTAATGGCGTCTGCTGATAACTCATACACTGGTATTACCTACGAGTCATGTTGGATGGGTAATGGATTAACCTTTACTAACACGACTTTGAACACAGTATCAAAGGGGTTAGCTCAGACCAACTCTACATCTGGGCAGACTTCGGTTTATGGTGCTGCCTTGTATGACTACTTTACTCCAGTAGGAGCAACGTTAACTACGGGTACAGCTTGGGCATCCAATGTAACAACTTATACTTGCACTGCTGCACATGGTTTGGTTGCAGGCGATCAAGTTACGATTTCAGGTGTATTGGCTTCAACTTATAATGATAATGGTGGTTACAATGGAACGTACACTGTTCTTGCATCAGGTTTAACATCGACAGTTTTCAACGTAACTCAATTAACAAACCCAGGTACTTGGACTTCTGGCGGCACAACTTCACCAAACTTAGGTAAGATTGTTTGGCAGATGAACGAACAAACTTCTGCTACTCCTGCTTACACATTGAATAAGATGGGTAACGGTTCCGGTTTCACCTCAGTTGGTGCATTAGTTCTTTTGAACCTAGACGACACTGTTACTTGGGAAACTCCATATTACATTAAAGGTCATAAACAGTTTACAAACGGTACTACCGCTCCTTGGACAGTAGCTCAACCGACATTCACATCAACTAACCCAAACAACCACGACTGGTTCTATGATATTGATACGGGAACTGGTTACACCGGAACTTATAAGAACTTACATTTCAAATCATCAAGAGGTGCTGCATTCTGGGCAATTACTGGCACTACGACATGTACCCTAACCCCAGTTACTGCTACTGTGACAGGTTCGATTGCTGGGGATACTTTAACTGCCACAGCAGTGACATCTGGATATTTATACGAAGGCATGACTCTAACAGGAACTGGCGTTGCGGCTGGAACAGTTATTACTGCGGTTATTGATTCTATCACAGGAAAGGCTGGTACTTATCGGGTAGGCATCATGACGGTTGCAGCCGGAACTTATACTATTGGAGTTTCATCTCAAACTGTTACATCGACTACAATCACTGCCTCTACTTCTGTTTATGGAGTTGCAGTTGGTGATAACGTATTTGACTTGACAACGGCTGGTAACGTAGCTACTAATGCTAAAGTAGCTTCTATATCCTCTTTGACATCGTTTGTTCTGAATACTGCTTCGACTAACTCAACACTACAAATACTAGCGTTCTCAGCAATTCATTCAGAGGCTGCTTGCACTGCTTCGACTGGATTCAAACTTAAAATCAAAGTTAGAGTTAACACTGTTTCTTCCACTAACTCATTAACGACTATTGCAATACCTACAGTCACAAATAGTGTATATCAGCAAGTCGAATATCCACTCGATAATGTTAGTATTAACATTACAGTTCAAGATGTTAATACTGGACTTCCTATTCAGAATGCTAGAGTTATTATCAAAGCTGGGACTGGTGGTGGCGCTACAGCAGGAGCAGTGTTGTTAACTGGAGTTACAGATGCTTCTGGTTACATTACTGGACAAACTGAATTTACTGGACAACCTATCACTGGAGTTGTTCGTAGAGCAACAGTTTCCGATGGTACTTTGTATAAACCCAGTGCTATTTCTGGCACAATCAGCACAAGTGGATATGTGAATACAATATTAATGATCCCTGATGAATAATGATTACAATTGATTGGACAACAAAAATTATCCATATCCCACAGAACTATTTATCATTTGTTTCTGCGGGTAGGTACTCTCTTGATATTGAGGCATTTCGTAATGACTTAAAGAATATCGAGGATACTGAAGAAGGTATGGTTTTCTCCAATACTCATAGTCGTAATGCTCCTGTTACCCTATCCGGTACTACATATTCTCAGACCTTGGAGATCCTAACACCCTATACAGTGACCTTCGAAAACACCGGGATCCCTTACTTGGTTATAGCAAGCGGAGCAAATCATAACATTTCCGACGTTACTAACTATGATGGCGGTATGTCTTTGGCTATTGGAAACTCTGCCGGCTTGATTGCGGTTAATACTAGTGGATCTTCCTATACTCTTGCAGATATTCAAGCAGCAGTAAGAACTGAACTGACCCCTGAATTGACTAAGATTAATAACCAAGTTGATGGACTCACCTCTACTCAGGCTACTATGTTATTCGAGATGTATCGTATCTTAGGTCTAGACCCAACCAAACCTCTAATCGTATCTAATACAGAGCGTACTGCTGGAACCGGTATTACTCAGACTGTTACCGACGATGGAACGTCGATGACTGTAACTAGGGTTTAACCATGCTCAACCGTCGGGCAGTAGCTCTAAACGGAGTTAGCCCCGGCCTCTCCTACAAGTTCTCAGCCCTACAGGGATTTTACCAGGCATCTGGAATCTCTGGAATAATCCTATCTATACCTAGTGGAATAGTGAGTAGTAATGGATACGCTCCTAACCTATCATTAACTACTAACTACGTCAGTAAGGTCTCTAACGCGTCACTTACTACTAACCCTGTTCCTGGCTTTGCGGTTACTACCGATAACTATTTTGTTAGGTTAGATACTACTGGATTACAAGTAACTGCATATCCTTCCCAGGCTAGAGTAGGAACTAATTATAAGGTTCTACCTAACACCAATAACCTGTCATTGACTAGTTATAATCCTAGCAACTCTTTCGGGGTTGGTGGATTCCCGGCTAGCCTAAGCTTAGCTAAGACTTTCTCTGGTATTGTTCAAACTACTAACTTCTGGAGTAATCAAAAAGCTGCTAAGTTAAAAGTCAACTATAGCCATGAATATGATGAGGAAGAAGACGAAGACAGCCGTACTAACTGGTTGTATGTACATATTGGAAAAAACAACTGGTTAGATATACCTACTAAGAACCTAACCATCTCTAAGGTTGGGTATTCAACCAGAGTTTCAGACAACTATTTAGGCTATGTTCCTAAAGCTTCGGTTTCAGCTTCTACTCCAGCTCCGACTTCTATCTGGACTCAGAACGTCTTCGTAAAAGCCATTACGGCGGCTCTGAAGGTGTCTTCCGCAGCTTCGAGTCATACAACCGACCACCAATTCATATCTCCGAACAAAGTCGGTCTAACGCTCTCTGGAGGCGTTTTAGTTAAATCTACAGCTAATTATGTTGGGCAACTATTACCAGTAGGATTACAAGTAACACCTCAAAACTTTGCCGGTATCATTTCCGGAGGATGGTACCTAGCTAATATCGATTCTGCGCAAATATCGTTTATTTCTGCCGGTGTTTCTGCCAATCTATCCGGGAATTATCTAGGACATGTGCCTAATGTTGGGCTAGGAGTTATAGGTCACGCTAACGTTTCCAAGTTATCAGATAACTTTATAGTTAGGGTTACTAAGAACGACTTGGTTATTGGCGGATATTCTGCAGTAGTATTATCACAGAATTCTTTAGTCAAACCTGAGACTGCTCTAGTTAAGGCACAGGCTTTTGGCGGAGTTGTTGTCTCAGATCATAAAGTAGCCTCTCTAGGAACTGTAGAACTGGGGGTAAGTTCTTATCTACATTCTGCGACTATCTCTAGTAATGTCCTGGCTTCGTTAGTAGCTACTAACCTAAGTCTAATCCCACAAGTTCCAGGAGCTGCTTTAAGTGAGAACGTCTTAGTTTCATTAATGACTAAAGAAGTATTGACTTCGACTTCTGCTATTGAACTTGGATGGACTTACTTGGCAGACGTGCCGGCCGAACATTTACAAGTTCTTGGATTGAATCCTACGTTTGATCTCATTGATTCAAGAAGTAGAATTGTCTTGGCCTATAGCGGCAAGGTAAATGAAAACATACAGGCAAGTAAGGGTTCTCTCAATAACGCCAATGAAGATTGGGTGCATGAGCGCAAGTCTCTATTCCCTACTATTGGTTGGGAAGCCAATGCCAATAAAGACGAGGTTACACAGCCAGGCCCAATAGTTTCTATTAGTCCAACTCCGTCTACTTTAAAATCAGGGGTAGTAGTGTCTAGTAGTTCAAGTTCTGGACAAAATTCAGTCAGAGTTAATTCTGGAGCTGGAAAAGTAAACATAAGAGGAACAAATCGTGGATCTGTTAGAGTTAAGTAATCAGGCTAAAAGCCTTACAGTTGGGAATGAAATTAAGATAATCTTCTATACGCTGTTGATATCTTTTTTTGTTAGCGTTACATGGGCTGCGTACCATTATCATGAAGCATACATAAATTCTCAAGGAGACGTTAAAGTTTTGCAAACGGCTCTTAAAGATCACGTTGATAGATGGGATGAACTGACTAAGGAAACTAAAGAGAAAGAAGACGCTATTGCTAAGCATAATAAAGAAGTAGAAGTAGAGTCTAAGAAGATAAAAAAAGCCGCTCAAGATATTATATTGGTTACTAGAGATCCTAGACTTCCAGTTTGTGAAGATGCCAATAACTTAATGAATACGTATATTAGAGGAATTAAATAATGGAAATATTAGCTGTGTTATTTCTTGGAGCTGCCGTAGGGTGGTTCGGAAAACCTATACCAGATGTACCACCTTGCCCACCACCACTACCTCCAGTAATTGTGCCTTGCAAGATCACTCCACCAGTGAAGGATTTTTTACCATTTACTAACGGCGCTACTGAAAAGGATGATATGTTTGACAAAACTAAGAAGGTTTTAGCTGAACTCAAGATAAGGGATTCTTATGAGCTACAATTAGAAGAAGCAATTACGGAGTGTAATAAATAATGGCTATTACAGATTTGAACATTGATTTAGAAGAAGAAACTGATTATACATTATCTATTGTATATACTGATGATAAGACAAACTTACCAAGGGACTTAACAGGATATTTAGCCTACTTTACTATTCGTAGGGAAACTGCAGGGGAAGTAGTTCTACTTGTTACTTCTAAGGCTGGTGGTGGAATTACCTTAGGTGGAACTGACGGTACTATCGACGTTAGGATCTTGGATACAGATCTTACCTTTACCTCTCATCCTCCATTCTGGAGAACTGGGATTTATGACTTGGTTGTTATGAATACAGCTGGTATTAAAACTAAGCTAGCCCAAGGATTTGTTACACTGACTCCAACAAGTAGTTTGAACGTTGTTGTTTAAGCTAAAAAAGAGGCCTAAGATTCTAGGCCTTCTTTCTATTTCCTAATACGTAGGAATTTAACACCAGTAGATCTCTACTTTTTCATCTCTAGGATTAATTATCTGATGATGGTTTCTCATTATTACTTGGAATATTTGAAGTTCCAACTGATTTGGACTTTTTGGTAGTTTTTTCATTTAGCGCTCCTAAAAGATCGAACACCTCTCTTACCTTGTCCATAGTGTCACCCCCTAGCTTCTTGAGATGTTCCTCTCGGTTAACTCCATGGATAAAACTGCAATCCCCCTCTAATAGTGGATGCGTGAGATACGTTCGAAAAACCCCCGGCTGAAGCTCGACCGGAGAACCTACTTCCATAGTGATTTTCAATTTCATTTAAACTCTCCTTTTTATGTATCTTATACCGAAATAGAGGACGCTTCTATTAAGTATCGCTCCATGTATTCTCGTCGAAGGGCCATCTCCCATTTCTCTTCTTCGTTTCTAATAAAGAAGCTCTCTGAACCCATCCTACCTTCTCCGAACCATTCCCTGAAATCAGCCCACATATCAAATTCATTTTTATTGTCTAACATTACTTTTTCGCAGGATATATGGCCTGTAGTAGATTTACTATTAAAGAATATGGTTAGCTTACTAGTTTTATTTATTCCCACTTTTACACTCCCCAAGTAATGCCGAATATGCTGCTGCATCTACATAATCATCCGCTCTGAAACTTCCTTGCCGGCCACGTACTAACTTTAACGCAATCATAAATTCCCACCCTTCTTCCTCTGTTATATTATGCCCTGTTAGAGCATTGAAGACTTTGACTGTTGCTGCCATGCTACGTTCTCCAGTACCAGTTGCATCTCGTTGAACTGCCCGATCTTTCATCTGGGCAATTGCATCTGATAGAAGATTGTAGGCTATTACATCTTTATTTCTGTCCATATTTTTCCTTCAAAAATTCAAATTCAGTTAAGTAGTTCTCTCTTATATGTAAAACTCCACTTGTTACCATAAAGAAAGAGGAGTAGCCAAGTAGCGCGCTTACAAATACAGGGCCTAGTAAAGACAGAGATAATACTTGAAGTATTAGCAAAGCTAACAGATTGGTTTTTATAATACCAAAGTTAGCGTCTTTATTCCATCTTACAAGAAGTCTCTCTGCTATAGTATCATCCATAGTTCTAAATACAGATTCAAGTAAGTAGATTGATCCGATATAAATAGAGGATACGATTAGTAGAAACCCTGCAATACTCCACATAATTAATGGATTAGAGAGCGAAGAGGTGACTGCTGCTAGAGTAAAAGAAAGGGCTATCAGTTTTAGGTATGCATTCATTATTGGTAGTACTCCGGTTCTTGTTTAGAGAACCAGAGTATACCATCAGAACAAAGTACATTGCAATAGACAATTATTTTGACGAGAAACTGTTACAAAAGTATCTACAGGGTATTTACTCCAATTTAAGTGGAATGCCTTTTTTATTATAGATAGAACTTCATTAGTAGGGATCTCATTTAATACTACTACACTCTGGTCCCCCTTTTTTACCAACAAGCTAGCCTCCCCAGTTGGCTCAACTACTATTCCAGGATGTGCAGCCCTAAGGATAAGTGTCCTTGCTAGTATTGTTTTATTGATGTTCATGATTGGCTCCTTTGGTTGAAGTATAAAGTGAAGTTTCCTCACTCTAAACACCTTATACCAAATAATGAAGCAATTCAACAACTTATCTTTTTCATGACATCCTCTGACATAATGACATCATTTTCAGCTTATATATACATATCATAATAAATAAGCATTCTAGACCCCCTATATATATATATTATTTTATTAAATATCTATATATATATATATATAAGGGGGTATGTCTAAAAATAAATCCATGGGTATAATCATTATACTATTGATGTATATTTGGAAATCGATGTCATTTTGTCATAAAATACTCTTTCCTCAATTTAAACAATAACTTATCTTTTTAGGCCATGTCAGAGACTTTTCGTCATTTTTGCTTTTCCTTCAATATCCATTGGCTATTTTCAAATGACATCGATTTGTCTATTATGTCATTTGATGTCATTTTTTGACATGCCATGACATACCTTTTTCAGGTTTGTCATGGTTGATGTCATTAAACCTTGGGGAAGATCCTATCATGGGACCACATCGCAATAACTATACCCAATGATCCACCAAGAGCATAAAAGAAGAACTGGACTAAGTCTAATCCGCCTTCTGGTAATACCTTGAAAAGGAGATAATTACTCAATGTCATACCTATCGATGTTATAGCTGCTAACACATACTTTCTATGTGTAACATTTAGCTGTTGGAATCCTAGTAGGAATACTAGGAAGAATGAAGCGAAGAAAACTATAATAAGCTTTTCCATATCAAACCTTTCTTTAGTGGGGTAAAAAAAGCCAGGATGAATTCTGACCTTTATAACTACTTTCACGTTTACTCGACAGGGGATGTACAGATCTCCAAACCTTAGTACTCTGTAGATACTTGGTTTAGAAGACTTGGGTCCCGTATTAAGGGGTTGATTCTATTAGAATTAATAATAGAGAATTGGCTAGTAGCTAAGCATAGGGACCTATCAAGATCCTTATGCATCTAGACTAAATCATCAAAATATAGAACCCCGTCTTTGTTCCGGACGGCCGCCGCGCTAGCGAGCGAGCCGTTACCGGTACGGTAAGATAATGTGCTGAAGTATCTCCAGCTAACCTTTTGGTTGTACTAAACTTGTATGAAAGTAGTTTGTTTTGAAACAGTAGACTAAAATTTCTCTGAGCAGGAGGCGCCTGCAGCTCATCCGGCGAAGGACTGCGTTCGGAAATTAATAAGCGTAGTGTAACGTAGCGTTTAATTCCGAGAGCTGTCCGGGGCGGAGTGGAAAATGAAGAAGTAACTTCTTCTTACTCCAAACGGAATGGTTACCGTAAGTAGCTGTACTCTACTTTAATCTTTGATACTGAAAAATACTGCAGGCATAGCCTGCGTGCACTCCAGCCTCTGGTGGAAATCTATCAGCGTTTGGTTACTTTTACGTGGCGTAGCCCGCAAGGGGCGTAGCTAGGAAAAGTACCAATGCTGAGTTGATTGTAACCAGTGGCTGGTGTGGGTGAAACACTTAGAGTAACTCTAAGCCCACTACTTGATATACTATCAAAGACTTAAAACTTGAAACTTAAAGCTTATCGACCAACCAAGCTAGCAGCTGAGCGAGTAATGTCGGTCAATCCCTTGAAAGAGATATCTAGGCCACGGCAGATCTTCAGCAAAGTTGTGAGCTGAGGATTATATCTAGCATCGGCTACGATGTTCTGAGCGCGCTTGTGTGTATTGGAGATAGTTGTTTTTGACAACCCAGACGCTGCAGCCAAGTCACCTTGGGTGTAGCCCTTAGCTTCTTGGATGGCAACGATACGAGAAGCTAGACGGAATGGGATTGCAGATTGAATTTCGTTAGACATTGAGAGGCCTTTTCTAATTTAGGTTTGTACTACGAGAGGACCGTTTAATCAGGAAATTGATTTAAACGGATTTTAAAGTACCTTAGAGCTCTTCACAATGAGTATATATACCTGAGTGGCCTACACTGTAAAAAATCCTATCCTAGGTACCTTAGAATGAAAAATGGAGGCCCTTTCGGAACCTCCATGCACCCAACAAGTGGAATTCAGAGAATATTACTTCATCTGTCCGCGAGGGGTAAACTTGATAACAGTCTTAGCTGGAATATTCAATGCTGCGCCTGTCTTAGGATTGCGACCAACTCTAGCTGCACGCTCTTTAGTGCTGAAACGACCGAAGCCCTTGATGATAACTTCTTCACCTGAGTGTAGAGCTTTAGCGAATACACCAACCAAGTCAGTTAATACTTTTTCCGCTACTACTTTAGTAACACCAGCCGATGCTGCGATTACGTCGATTTGTTCTTTAGTTGTAATACTCATTTCTTTATTTCCTTTTAATTAATGTATCGATCTCGGATTAGTTTATACAGTCCAAGAAGCTTTTGTTGCTGTTCGGGATTAAACACCCCGATCAGTTCAGGTAATACTACACCTCTTCCAATACTTTGTAAAGTGTAATCGTCAGTAGTTAGAAGAGTTCCGATAGCAATTTGAATATTCTCCAAAACGCTTAAGGCAGGATCATAATTACAGATCTCAAATACCTTGTTATCAGTCATTAACGATTTACAAGTGTCATACCCTAAACGCTTATTAAACAAGTCCTTATAATGACATGATGAGAAGCTAAACTCAAAGCTTCCGTTCCAAGGTTCTAAGCGCACCATGACAGTAGCACCACGATTAGGATAAAACTCGCCGGTTTTGTCATTCATAATACGAACATGGCGAATGAACACCGGAGGCGTCTCTTCCTTCACATTACTTATACCAGTAAAATCAAATTTCTTCTGTGCCTGGTTAACTACCATTCCTAGTGCCTCTTTAATACGTTCGGTAAAAGTTAAGGTAGGCTCACTTGTTAGGTCAGCGTACTTAGGATATTTAAATGCTTCATTATACATTCTAGATCCTCCTGATTTAACTATTGACGGTGATAGAAGGTGCTTCATTTTATGATAAGACTGTGTACATCCAGTAGGAACTTCGTAGTGATCTGGGATTACAAGTAGATCATCTGGGTTTATTAATTCATTTTCCACATAAGATCTCCTTGGTTAGATAACTCATACAAACCGCATCAGCTTCATGGTCAGACTTAAATTTCTGTCCGGATAAAGTCTCTGCTACTAAAATCGAATATTTCTTATCGAAGTTTTTATAAGGGTTATTGAAGTCTTGAGTTTTAACTAGGTGATGACATATCTTTACTTTCCAGTCTAAAGCTCTGATAAGAACTACATCCATACCGTTGGAAGATAGCAAGTAGTCAATTGCTCCGATAAGCATAAGAATGCTCTCACTATTGCTTACTTGAACTCCGGCATAAGCCACGAATCGTTCCATGAAAACCTGAACAAAATCTGAAGTAATATACTCTTGGTAAGTATCTAACCACTTATTTAACTCTTTAATAAAAGCCAGTCTAGTTCCAAAGTCTTTTGGCACAAAGCTAGTCTTACCAAGTAGATTACCATCTTTACTTATAGCAATACCAAAGCTGGCCCATCCTGGATCAATTCCTATTGTTATCATGTAAGTCCTTTGTTTATAGGTGGCCGGAGTGAGTAACTAGGAGGTAAACCTCACCCCGACCCAGAAGTCACTATACAGCGCCCTCTGATTCTAATTCTGAGATCACAGATTCTACTTCTGAGATAATATCGGATTCATCTTCTTCTAACTCTGGAGCAGAGAAATCACTAGCCCATAGTTGAATAGCATCTTTACTATTACCCATAGAGCAGAGGTCAGATGCCTTGGCTCGAAATTGACACATGCCGCATCCACACATAATTGTTCTAACTTGTCGTTGCATTTAATTCTCCTGGTTGAATTGGGTTTCTCTTTTCTATCCCTCGTGAGACTCTATACGACGTCCTGTTTTAGTGGCGTCGAAAACAAACTGTGAGAGTAACTCTCACCATATCGATGTTTTGATAAAAATACGGATAAAGAAAAGAGGGTTGAGTAAACTGTTTTTCGGCTTTCTGGGTTACCTGGGATCCGGATACTTTAAAGTTATGCCCGGCCGGCTAGCGGCGACATCCGGCCTCTAGGACGAGGGTTTTTCCGAGTCCGTAAGGCCGGTTAGTAATAGTGAATGTTACATTCACCTAACCTGCTTGATGCAAGTAAGTACTTTACTCTATATTACTTATACCACTTCTTTACCAAAAATCTAACTGGTCCAGGAGTGGTATAATGCTTCTATCTCTGCTTGAGTGGCGCCTCGGTTTATATGAGAGGCTTGACCCCACGAAG